TGTGGAAATATTCCACAACACTCTGTTCTTGAGCAGTTAAATCAGAGATATGCGCATGAAAAAGACTTTGCAATAATTGCAGTAACAGTTGATGATTTCGTATGCCATGGTTATCCAGAATTTCAGAATGGGCTCAATGCTTATATTGAGCAAAATAATGTTCCACTAACTCCGGGACAGGTCGCTAAAAAATATGCCGAGGATAATTTCAATACGACATATGAGTTTACAGAATTGACAAATGGTCGTTTTGACAAACATACATATGACGAGAACTACGTTCCGGGTTTGTTTAAATTGCAGGAACAGCATGAGCTCTGGAAGTATCTGACTGGCTCATACTCTGCAGACGTAAATGAAAATGGAGTTCCCTATCATGAGGAAGATATCCCATGGTCGTATGCGGAGCCAGTGAAGATTCCTGCTGGAGCTAAAGCTTTTATTCCATTGCGCGGAAATTTCGAAAAGTTTCTTGTTGACAGAACCGGAAGACGTATTAAAAGATACGCAAATGGGTTTTTGCTTGGGGAGCGCGGCGTAACAAATGAGACGTTCCCTTGGGTTGAGGAAAGGTATAAGGAGGATGGACGACGTGACCATGCCCCTAAAGTTTCTGAAGATGGTGAAAAATGGCCAAGCAAGAAACAGCAGTTTGGAATCAATATTTCTCTAGAAATAATAAGTCGTGATATTGACACTTACCTAAATAGATATAGATAAAGTACCAAATTTAATCTTCGTAGAAGCCGCCAACTTGGTAACCAAGTCGCTCCTTATCATCATCAGTAAATCCAAATGCATCGATTAGGTATTGGGAGTAGTGTTTAACACCATCTACTATCTGTAGCTGATTCGAAACCCTTCCAGAATTACTTAAAACCCTATCCTCTTCAATTTGACGCCATTTCTCACTTCCGTAAAGTAATTCATTTGATAGCCATTCTTCTGAACCAGCTGATTGGTATTTTACGAATGAGCGTATTAGAAACTTTGTGCCGCGTTCTACCGCTCGCACAGCATGAAAGTACGGTTCTCGTCCAGGATAAATTGGGGAACCAGATGGGAATACGACTACATCACCAGCTTCTGGTTTGTAATCCAAGAATTCGCCATTCATGCTTGTAAACCTTATTTCCCCACCCTCATAGTCATCATTAATATAAATCGTGCAGGTCAGTAAAAAATTTTCAAATCTACTGAAATGCTGGCTAACTATGTAGTCTGTGTGGTATTGCATCACGTTTCCGCCGCCAGTTTCGATGCCTTCGTAGTATGCAGCAAAGCTCGCCCTAGAGATAATCGAATTGTCTGGAACTTCAACATTATTTACTGCAATATAATGAGCAAATGCGCAGCTAATTGCGTTCTGTATTTGTTCTTCTACAACACGTTCGTTCTCATACATATAGTGTTCAAAATCTGTACATAGAGGGTTATAGGCCTTTGGCTCACAGAGTTGACCAAACCCATACCAGTCTCGCCACTCACCAAAATAATACTTACCACCGGAAGAGCTTAAGGATTGCTGCAAAATAGAATGTATATGCCCCTTATTGGTAAGTAGGCCGCGATAAACAAATATTCTTGGATAAATTTCTTTATACGACAAATCGAGGCTAGTCATGCACTAATGGTAGCAACGTAGATGAACGCATCGCGTGCAGATAGTGTTGTAGTATCTAAAAATGCTTCATCTTGACGCAAAGAGTTTTTCATTTGATATAAACATAGAGAACCCATTTTCCTTGATTTACGAAGAATCGGAAGAGGAGCCTTTAAGCAGCAGGGTTCATACTGGTTCAAATGTTTGTGGAATTACGGATATAAATGGCGCATCAATGCCTTGGGGAAGGCGGAGATTTGAGGAAAATCCTGAATATGTTTGTATCGGATGTTCCTGTACTGTATCAATGGGCTTGATTGAGGAATATTCATGGCCATCGCTCATACGTTCGCTGACGGGTTTAAAAGTTAATAACCTATCAGCGCCGGCTGCGGGTACCGATTTTGTATGTTCCCTCGCAATTGATTCATTTGCAAAGTATGGAAAACCAAAGAAATTATTAGCTTTATTTCCAGATATCTATCGACTATGGACGCTTAGTCCGTCTTCAAATTCATGCGATGGCATGACGCATACGGTTCATGCATCATGGCATACAGACGTTGACGAATACTTTCTGGATGTGCGGCATTCGTTTATAAGTGGCCTGGATAGACCTGATACCGCCTCCCCGATGCTATTCAAAAACTATCTTGGCGAATACAGCACTTTTCCGCCTGACTTAACTATATTTAATAGTTTATCAACATTAGAAATTTTGATAAAGTTCTGCAATATCAATGATATAGAGTTTAAGTTTAGTTCGTGGGAAAATGATGCAAATAGTATTTTTGCTTCATTGGATTATTACAAAGACAACTATGTAGACGTAGTAATAGCTAAGGACTTGAGTGCTGCGCGCAAAAATGGCGAGCTTATAAATAGCGAAACACCAGATGATGAAATATGGTGGGATGATGATGTGAACCTAAGGAAAACATATCTCGCACCATGGAGAAGAATTGGTAAAAGCAAAACATGTAACCATTATCCACAAACTGAATACCAAAAAAAATGGTGGAGTGTTGCCAATGATGTTGGTCAGCACCCAGGGATACATGACCAAATACATTTTGCTGAGCACTTATCGGGATTAGATATTTCTAATGAATTTTTGAGGACTCTAATATGAGCAATACAACAATAGAATATGGCGTTAGGCCGCCACAACTGCTTATTTTAGAAAAATTTATTACCGATGATGAGCTATGTGAATTTAGAAAGTTGCTTTTAGGTGATTCAGACTGGGTAAAGCAAGAAAAATACTATCCAGATATACGGCAGCATTACACCTTAAGCAATGAAAAAGGTGAAAACGAGGACCTTCTCAAACTTGATAAGGATGTAAAAAATCGCATACATTCATGCATAGAGGCTTACTATGGCCAATTATTATTTATACCAACGAATCTTTCCTATAACAGGTGGATGGTTGGCGATGAAATACGCTGCCACAACGACAGTGGGCATCCATGGGGAGAGTTGATAATTGAAGAGCGTGGACACGAAAATCCTCCTGTTCCAATATCTGAACACTTCAATGATTATGCCTCTGTTGTTTACCTAACAGACGGATATGAGGGAGGGGAGTTTTTCTTTAACTACTTTGACTACAAAGTTAAGCCTTCTGCTGGGACGGTAATAACTTTTCCAGCAAATCACTTTTATACACATGGTGTAACACAACTTATTTCCGGCGAAAGATTGACCCTGACACTTTTCTGGCCTGGGGTTAGGTCAATTTGCTTGAGTTTAGTTCCAGAAATTTATGCAAATTGGTGGAAGCGTGTAGATAACCCTGAGCGAATCTGGTCAGTAATGCCTCAAAAGTATATTGATTCAGTCAAGAGCGAATACCTTCCACCAAAACCGGAACAAGATAATGAGAAATAGCAATAAACAGTTACTATCGCCAGAGAAATTTCATCTGCTGTCATATCGTTCGAACCAAGCTGCTGACTCTGGATTCCGTGCTATATATGCAACCTCCGAAGGTGATGCTCCGGCGGTAAACAAACTTGACCCAGGCAGTTCCTTTGTTCTCATCCATAAAAATGGGCTTGTAGATTTTGACGGAAATGATTTACCTTATTCGCGGAAAAAGTTTGTAGATAGTCCGCACTATGCATGCATAGGCTGTTCCTATACGGTTTCTGCTGGATTGCCTGTTCAGTATTCATGGCCATCCATCGTTGAGCTAGTTACTGGTAAAACTGTTAATAACTATTCAGAATTAGGTGCTGGCTATAGAAAGATAGTTTCATTATTCATGGATGCAAGCACAAGGTATGGCACGCCGATGCATATTCTTGCCATGATGCCAGACCCATATAGGTTTTGGGCTCCATATCCATGGTTAATGGAGAATATGCAGGATGAAATAATCTTTGGTCATTCATATTGGCGGGATTCGGTTAATGCTTATATCTACAATACGATGGGCTCTGGGGATAAAGTATTCAACTTTATTGACCATACAGGACGAAAACATTTATCTAGTCCAGAGATTGCTGCATTTTCAAATTTTGCAATACTATATTCGTTAAAACAAATAGCACATTCTATGGATATTAAATTTGATTGTATGTCATGGTACAACTCAGAAAATCCAAATGAGTTAGATATGCATGATGTATTCAATATAAAACGAAATCCCTCATTAAGAGTTGAAACTTCTACTAGTTACGTAAGTGAATACAGTCAAATGGAGAAAACAATCGGTGGTGAAGGGCGATGGCGTAGGCATGGGATGCCATCCCCTGATGGCACATGCGACCATAGACCCCTGACGGATAATCAAGAAAAGTTCTGGTATGTTGCAGCAAACGGCACACATCCTGGACTACATGACCAAATACACTATGCAGAGGAAATGCTTAGTATGCAAATACCGTGTTCGATGCTTGAGGAGATGCCGTGAATTTCAAATTAAGGGTGCAGAGATGTGCATTAAAGATAACTATAAGGAAGTCAATATTTATATCCAGACTGAAATTAGCAGCATTTAAAAAGAGGAATAATAAACAAGATAAAGATTTTTTTATTTATTAACCAGTAATGAGCAGCAATATTATTTGGGGCATCAATGATTCATCGCATGATGCATCTCTTAGCGTCATTAGCGATAGTGAAATAGTTTTTGCATCGCACTCAGAACGTTATAACAAAATAAAAAATACATTTTCATTATGCGATGACTTAATTGAAGACGCACTCTTATTTGGAGAGCCAACTCAGATTGCGTATTTCGAAAAACGTAAGTGGAAGACCATTAGAAAACTAATTCACGGCGGCAACAATGGCGCATATGAATATCTTTATAGAAGTAAATTTTCATGCTTAAAAAATGTTTCAGAGAAGCAATTTAGTCATCATTATTCACATGCAGCTGCCGGGTATTTTACGTCAGGATTTTCTGATGCGGCAATTGTTGTAATTGATGCGATTGGAGAATTTGAAACAGCAACAATTTGGAATGCTTCAGGAACAACTATAAAAAAAGTTTTCTCTTTAAGATATCCAGTATCGTTTGGTTTGTTTTATAGTGCCTTTACACATCTTGTCGGATTAGAGCCGGCAAAGGAAGAATACATACTGATGGGAATGTCTGCATTTGGCGATAATCGCAGATATGCGCGAAGAATCGATAATTATTTCCCTTCATTTCACTACCAGTCGCACAATATGCATCGAGGAGTTCCCAACTGGGATGAGGAACTAGATGAACAGTCGCGTTGCGATATTGCAGCAGCAACACAGTTTGTCTACGAAAGGCGATTGCTTGAATTCATGAGATTCGCAAAAACTATTATATCGTCTAAAAATCTTGTATTTATGGGCGGATGCGCTCTTAACTGTAAAGCTAATTCGCTGCTGCTGAATGACTGGGATAAAATATGGATAATGCCGAATCCTGGGGATTCTGGCTCAAGTCTCGGAGCAGCGCTTGCATTGAATGGGGGACACGTAAACTGGAATGGCCCATACCTAGGCAAGGCGATTTCTAATAATTATCCGATAGAAGAAATTACTGAAGAGTTAAACAACGTTGGAATAGTCGGAGTCGCCTCAGGCCGAGCAGAATTTGGTCCGCGAGCATTTGGGAATCGAAGTATTCTTGCAGACCCAAGAAAAGCTATTAATAAAAATATTGTAAATGAAATAAAAAAACGTGAAAAGTTTCGTCCATTCGCACCCGTTGTTATGGAAGAGTTTGCTCATGAATGGTTTGATATGCCGTATAGCTCTCCGTATATGCAATATGCTGTCAAATGTAAAAAACCACACTTAATCCCTGCTGTTGTCCATATTGACGGCACAAGCAGGGTTCAGACTGTGAATAAACAGCAACACAGCGGGTTATATAAAGTTTTACAACGCTGGAATTCTATTACAGGAATTCCAATTCTATTGAATACAAGTTTGAATATTAAAAATCAGCCTCTACTAAATGACATATGCGACGTTGAGCTGTGGAGGAAAGATAATCCAGAAGTTCGTCTTGTTGTCTAATTTCATTATTTGGAGTATCTAAATATTTCCTGTAGTATCACGAATATGAGTGATATTGCTAATGAGCAGTCGCTAGTTCAACCAGGGTATTTTGGCTCAAGTTCTGACAATATATTAATAATTGATAATTTTGTTGAGCGACAGGATTTGGAGACTATTAATAAATTTTTTCCATTAATAGATGAATGGGAAAATGGCAAAGACGATGAGTTCAACGATGACGGAACGTGCATATATGATGCGTCCTACTGGCGCGACAGGATGTGCAGTGGGGACATACTAAAACGAATCGCTCCAGATATTTTTAATCTCATTAATAAATATATTCATAAAATGGCATCCGCAATAAGCGACAAATATAATGTCACAGTATCTTCTAGGCCACCTGTCCTAATTAGGTGGCTTCCCGGAAATGTTCAATCGCCAC